GCAATAAAAGCATTAGATTACGATGGAAATGTAAAAAAGACTTTTAATTTATACGAAGCGTATCCAAAACTATTACTACCAAGTCAATTTAGTAATGATATACCAAATCAATACTTAACATTAACTGTGGATTTTAACTATAGATATTACCGGATAGTTTAATATTATGGCTCTTAAAGACTTATTAATTTCTACTTTACCTCAATACTGCGAAACTTTACCTTCTGGTAAATCTGTATGTTTTAGACCTTTAATAGTATCAGAAGAAAAGGCTCTCATATTAGCAAAATCTACCGCAACTCGTTCAGGTATTTTAAAAACTTTAGAAAATATATTGTTAGAATGTTGTTTAGATTTTAAAAAAACTGATGTAAAAAAATTAAAAATATGTGATTTAGAGTATTTGTTTTTATTGATTAGAGCAAAATCCATAGGAGAGGTGGAAGGATTTACTCTAAGATGTCCCCATACAAATGAAACTATTCAATTAAAAATAAATTTACTTAAAGATATAAAAATAACAACAAACACACCAAGCAATAAACTAAAATTAAATGAAAATTTATTATTAGTATTAAACGAACCAACCGCAGATACTATTTTTAAAACTCCAGAATACGATTCGGATGAAGAATCGTTTTATAAGTTTATAGCATCGTGTATGAAACAAGTACAAACTAGAGCAGAAATAAAAGAATGTAAAGATATTTTAGAAAATGAATTAATAGACTTTGTAAAAGCTCTGACATCAGAACAATTAAAACTAATAACAAATTATTTTGATTCTATTAGTAAAATTGAAATACTTAAAACGTATAAAACATCAGATGATGTAGAACGGTCAATAAGTATAAAGGGTCTATTCAACTACATAAATTTTTTTTTTGAACACTTAAACATTGAAAATTTATATAAACAAAATTTTCAATTAAAATATTATCATAATTATCAATTAAATGAAATAGAAATGATGATTCCGTGGGAAAGAACTATTCATGTGGAACAAATTAAAGAACATCTTCAAGAAGAAAAAACAATTAAAATGAGAAATATGGGAGAATCAAACTATGCAGGACGATAAAACAAACGAACCAACAACCCCTTCTGGTTTCTTTAATAATGTTGTAGAAAATTTACAAGCAAACAAACAGTCTTCGGATTTAGTGGCTTCTCCGGATATTACTGCTAATAACAAAAATAGCATAAATTTAATGAAAGAAACACCAACCACAACTCCTATCAATGCTAGCAAATCAGGAGTACCAAATATATTTAATGTTCAAAGAAGTGTTTTAGATCTAACAAAACAAACAGATACTAGTGTGAAACCAGTAAATTATGATCTTAAAACAAATATTACTTCCAGTAATCTAATAAACACCGATAGTATTGAAAAAAACAATTTTAATATTAATGATATCAATAATAAACATAAAGAAATAATGTCAATAGAAGAAAGAACAAAAAATATACAAACCAAACAAAAAGCCACATCCAGTCCGCCAACAGTAATTAATAATTATTCTTCTAATGATAGCGGAAGTAACGGTAATGTTAGTAGTGCCGCAGATTCTTTACTAGGTTTACGTATGGAACTCAGAAGTTTCCCTGCATGGCGAACAGATATGGGATAAAAGAAAAAGCCCCTTTCGGGGCTTTTTTTATTCGTCTCCTAGAGACTTTAGATAACTTTCAACATCCACATCTTCATCTACTTCCGTCTTGGGAGACGGCTTTCGAGAAGAACGAACTGGAGTTTCGTTTTCAACAGAATCGTCATTAGACGATTCGCCACGAACATCTCCTCCTAGGGCGTCTACAAGCTTTACCTTGAGTTCTGCATAACTCTTGAACTCCTTGGGATTCACGAACTCCTTTAGAGCGTATTGCTTCTTCCATAGAGCCTCAAGCTTGGCATCATCGCCATCAAGCAGTTCTGAAGCTGCACTAAACTCAGACTTATCGTAGTTGACGTAACCTTCAACCTTACGAACCTTGAGCTTAAAGTTTGCGCCCTTCCATAAGTCAAACGGATTAACTGCATTCTCGTCTTCAAATTCTGGATTCATTTGTTCTTGAATCTTGTCAAAAATCTTCTTGCCGTACTTAAATAGGAACACCTTACCCTTGTTTTGAGGAGCAGCAGGATCTTCCACAACAAGAATATTGGACACATAATTAAGCTTACGCTTACGATCACGAGCAATACGCTTATCGCTTTCAGTACCACTATTCCATAGCTCACCGTTTGCTTCACAAACAGGACACTTCTCACCAAGGGTCGTGGGGCAGTTATGAATAAACCAACCAGCCTTGCCCTTAAAGGCGTGAGAGTACAGCTTAACCCATGGAATGTCTTCGCTTTCCACTGCAGGAAGGAATCGAATAACTGCATATCCATTACTAGCAGAGTCCAGAGTAGGTCGCCAAAATCGGTCGTCCTTGTAATCGTTAGACTTGTTGCTCTTCTCCAGTTCTTCTTGAAGCTTGGAGGCCATTGACGTTGAATTCTTCTTTAAATCTTTAAATGACATATTGTCTCCTATACTGTTAATATACACCGATTACACATAAAGTCAAATCAAATTGGTAATTTTGTTGTTTTTGGAAGAAAATTTAAATTCTCTCCCTCTTCTTTTATTTTTTCAATTATGGGTTTTGATAAAATTTTACCAACACCTTCAATGGGTACATCTTTTGATTCGCATATACAAATCACAGCATCCATATAACGAACCCCCCACTTTTCTACATATTTTTCTATTTGTCGGCAAAAATCGTTTTGAGTTTCTTCATCAAAATATAAGACCATATATAAACCTCGTATTATACCTATATATAGAGGACCAAGACAGCTTTTTCCAATTTAAATCCCGGAGAAATAAATGCCAGATATTGACAACAATTTAACAGTAGATATTACCGGTAATACCGCTAGTATTGCTACAGACTTTTCAACTAGTGGTATTACTAATTCACATATTCAAATAGTAAAAATGGCATGGGGTCCTGCTAATACCACTAGCAGAATTACTACATCTACTCCGCTTCCTGTTGACATCAGAACCATTACCGCCACCTTGGGTGTGACTGGTAGTGTTGGTGGTCTAGGAAACTTCAGGATGATAAACGGTCTGTCTGGATCCAGCACTATTCCTTTAGTGGTGGCCGGAACTACCAATGCAAGTTATACAGCAGTTCAAATTAACGGTTACGTTCAAGGTGTAACCAGTGGTATTCCTGTAGGCGTTACTGGAACCGTTTCTGTTAACAGTACTGCTGGTATTCGTATTCAAGGCATTACTGGTGGTCTAGAAGTAGGTATTACTGGTGGTCGAAGACTAAATTCTGCCAGCGACAGTATTACCGTTTCTGGTAATGTTGGTGTTACTGGTGGTCGATACCTGCTACCAGGTTATGATGGTGTTCGTATATTCGGTGGTAATTCTGGCGAAACCATGATTCCAGTAACTTTACGTTCTGGTTCTGGAGCGTCTATCGGATCTTCTGGTGGTGCTTTAAATGTGAATATAGTTGGATCCGGATTTACTGCCACAGTCAATGTAGGTACTTTGGTGGGCATCTGCCAAGCGGATCAATCTGTTCCTCTGTTCATCGCGGGCGCAACTGCAGGTCCTGCAGTTCGTGTTAAAGGATTAGGCGCAGGCGACGCACTTCCCGTACTATGGTCTACCGCAATGCCAGTATCTGTGAGTGGTTTAGTTACTGTTGATTTGAATCTGGTCAATACTGCGCTAACAACCATTCAATCACAACTAGTAGGTCTACAAGCTGATGTGGATTACGTGAGTGATATTTACTCTAAACTCAGCACAGGCATCAATACGGTTCCAGTAAAACCAAGTCAAGTACAGTCTGGAATACTGACCATCAGTTCATCTAGAACAACATTTGCTCAATCTGTGGCTCTATACTCCGGTATAACAATCAAGGCAGCAAGTTCAAACGGAACCAAGGATGTGGTTATATCCGGCAATTCTCCACAAACTGCTGGCGGATATCCGCTATCTGCAGGTCAAAGTATCTTTATAGAAACCAACAACCTACAGAATCTGTATTTTGAAAGCTCTGGAGCTTATCCGGTAACAATCAACTATATCGCATCATAATAAAACATGTCTATTCAAAATGTAAATTCGATTCTGTCTCAGAATCCAATCACTGAAGATTCGTATGTTTTAGTTAGAAGTGATGTATTCCTTTTCTTACAATTAACAAATAACGAAAAGGATATATTTGATTCGGGCACTAAAACCGACTCAAAACCTAATGTTGTGTTTTATCAAGAAGATTCTGATACTAAAGCAATTTTAGATTATACTGTTGCATCAGATAAAGATAAGTCATATTTAAATGTTTTATTCAAAGGATTAAACGATTTTTCCGGTTTATCTTTAACTAACGCTTCGTATCTAGACGAAAGAAATGGTGTAGACACTTCTTTAAACGCTTCTTTGCAGTTTAGAGAATTTAAAAATAATATGTTGTTTACCAAAGTTCTTTCTTCTGTAAGCTCTGGTAATTTAAATAAAGTGTTTGATGGAATTTACTTTTTAGACACGCCACAGATCACTACAGACGCTTCTTGGAGTACGGTTCAAGGATCTGTAAACTCTTTATTAATTTGTACCAATCCTAAAACAACAACTAATTTTAATAACTTCTCTATCAA